GATGGGGTGTATGTATGAGTCCTGAGATGTGGGTCCAAATCGGTATCCAAGCGTTTATTACGACTGTGTCAATCGGTGCCGCTTGGGTGGCATTGCAGGTCAGGCTGACGCGCCTGGAGACTCAGGTGGCACACATCATCTCGACGCTCGATGGACAACAGCAGGAAGTGCGCCGCATCGAGCAACGGCTCGGTAAACTCGAGAACAAGGTCAGCGCGTTGGAGGCAATCATACAAAGATGAACTCAATATCAATCAAGCGGTTAGTGGTCGTTGTAATTGTGGCTTTTACAGCTGCTTTCACTTCCGTTTTCGGCGATGGCATCCGCACATCTGAAGCACACGACCTCAGCGAGCTGGGCGCAGTGCTGGCACTCTACGGAAGCAAGGCGGTAGCGGCTGGAGTCTCTGCTGCGGTGAGTTCTGTGCTGGCGTTCTTGACGATGCCGTTCTCCGGGACGCAGATGAATGCACTAAAGGTGGGCAAATGAACTTTGTAAACTTCTCGGTCGTGAAGGAACCTGCACCATCCACTGATTGGCGTATCTTTGGTGACATTACCGACAGTGACAATAACATCATTGGCACATATGGTGTTGATGGTACGTCTTTGTTTACGTGGTGGCTTCAACAGTCGGAAGAAGTACAGCGTGGGTTTGTCCTACAGATGTCGTACGTCATTGCACAGGAAATCGTTGGAGCTAACTGATGGCAACTTACTATGTCAGAACAGATGGCAATGATGGCAACGCCGGTACTGGTTCAGCATCTGGTCAAGCGTGGAAGACTATACAGAAGGCTCTCGGAGCCACTGGTATAGGCTCAGGTGACACGCTCTACATCGCTCCCGGTGTTTATCGCGAGGCTGTCACTATTGGTGGCACTTACTCCACAACAACCTACATTACAGGTGATCCGACGGCTTCTCAGTTCTCTGGTGTAGCAGCTGGTGAAGTTCGTATTACTGGTTTTAGTAGTGACATATCAAGCACGTCTATAGGTACACCTATAACAGCAACGAGTAAAAACAACCTTTACTGGTCAAATATCTTTTTCCAAAATCAGGTTCGTGTGATTATTGCCACCACCTGTAATGGATGGACGTTTGATAAATGCTACGCGCAAAGCATGAGGGCTGGTGGAGGGTCTCCTACAAATACAACAGCCTCAATATCGATGTCTGGTACTGCTGGAACATCCTTAAATCTGACTGTAACAAAATGTATTTTTGATTCGGCTGCTTGTTTCTTCATTGATAATCCAAGACATACAACCACTTATGATGCAGGTATAAGTTGGTCAGATTGTTTATTTTTTGTGCCAAATAATCAAACATATCCTTATGCGCTGTATACATCTCCAGCGGCTGGTTCAACATTCCCGACAGGCGGAAGTATGACAAATTGTACATTTGTCGCTGGAAGTTCTGGTGTTGGTACAGTCGTATGTGAGTATGGATGGAATAACACAACACCATTTCAAATTAAAAACTGTTTGCATTTAGGTGCTGGTCGATTCCTAAACTGCGCTACATCAGGCGCAATGGTTGAGACATACAATCGATATCCAAACGCTACTCTAACAGGTGTGACAGCATCTGGGACATCGTCATCCGCCGGTATTTATGGGACTGATTTAGGATATTCAACACTGGTTGGTCTGCCTTTTGTTTATGCTTTTGGTTCAACGTTTGGAAGTGTGAATACTGGATTTGGTGTATCTTCCGGCGCACCTGTTACCGATATGTTTGGTGTGGCGTGGACAGGAGCTACACCTGACGCTGGAGCAGTCACATACAGAAATCTGTCATCCATCACTGCATATCAACCAACCGAACGCAACGCATCCGCCATCACAATCGCTCCAGCAAGCACATCACAAAGCATCGAACTCTACCTCGGTGCTACTGGGCTAACCTTTGCCACCTCCGGTCTATCGGCATACTACGTCCGCAACCGAGAAGCACCGGTGGCTATCACGCTGGTCACGCAGACACCTACAGGCGCGTGGTCATCTGGTGGCTTTGCTGAGATATCGTCGAGCCTAGTGCCGGGCGTGTATCGTTTGGATGTTCCTGATGCGGCATTCGCCGCTGGTGCTTCTGATGTCACGATCGTGGTGCGTGGTGCTTCTGGTACTAACGGGGCGGTCTTGACGGTCACGCTGAGTAGTGGTGGTTTGACGGCAGCGCAGACAGCCGCAGCGGTGTGGGATGAAGCAAGGGCAAGCCATACGACAGCCGGTACATTCGGCGAGTACGTGAACGCTGAACTGGTGACCCCAGTAGCAGCTGCGACCAGCGTACACATCGGGCCTTATCAACTCCTGGCTGATGGCTTAGGCGCTGATCAGCCGCTCGATGTCAATGTTGGCACAGCCACGAGCATCGATGTCCAGATCACTGATGCGAACGGGACAGGTATTGATATCACTGGCGCGACGGTCACAGCGAAGGTTTACAGCTCGGCGGGGACACTCGTGGCGACGTATGCCGGCACTGCGACCTATGCGGATAATGGACGCCTATCATTCGGCTTGACGACTACGGTGACGAACACGTCTGGCACGTACACTGTGACTGTGACCAGGACAACCGGAGCGACCGACACGCAGATCTTTGGACCACTTCGACTTTATGTGAGGCCAGTATGAGTGTGAACATCCTTCAGATAACCGAAGATCCGGAACAGGTCACGCAGATCGCGGCCTGGACCGGAGACTGGCACACTTACGTTTTGCGCCTCGTCGATGACAACGGCTCTCCGATTGACATCACGACAGGCACTCTCGCGGCGACATACCCGACAGCCGCCACAGGCGTCGCGTATTCGTTTGGTGGAGGAAGTGCCACGCTCACGAAGTCTCTCTCCTCACAGGGCATTGTGACGGTTCTGAACCCTGCCGCATATCCAACAGCAGCTGTGATTCGCTTGACATTGTCGTTCACTGTGTCGACTACCGTGCGCCGCTTCGGACCATTACTCATCGAGGTCCTAGCACCGTGACCGTCAAGGTCGACCTGTCCGGCTTCGATGACGCGGAGCAACGTTTTCGCATGCTGGCTGTATTTCTCCAGAATGCGGTGAGCGCTTCGTACACCGGCATGATTGCACTGATGACAGGCGCAAAGTCAGGACGACGCTATAAGGTCGGCGGGACAGTCTATCAAGCATCCGCGCCAGGACAAGCACCAGCGGTGCGAACAGGATTCCTGCGGACATCGATCACGATCGGCAAAGTCAACGACTACGAATACGTGATCAGCATCGCGGCGCCTTATGGCAAGATACTCGAGTTCAAGAAGAATCGACCGTTCGCGATACCAGCATCCACGAAGGCATGGGCGGTGTTCACAGGCGTGGTGAGGAAGTACTTCAATGGTTGAATCCTTAGTCGTGGATGAGTGGATCTATGACACACTCACAGCTGATGCAACGCTGCAGGGACTGCTGGCGGTAGACAACCGATCGCCTTCGTACCAGCAGGGCATATACTTGTATCTGGCTCCTGAAAAGGACCCGATCAGTCTGCGACAGCCACAGGTGCCATACATCGTCGTACGGCACACTGATGCTGGCCAGACTGACACGACATCGATGTGTGGTGGCCGTATCGTGACCACGTCAAGCCATCAGGTGTGGTGCTGGGACACGCAGTCTGGTGCTGTCTCGATGGCGCGCATCAAGGCTATCGTGGAACGAATCGATACACTGCTAAACAAGCAAAGTGTAAACAGCACGACGCCTGTTTTCTTTCTGAATCGTTCATCGGTATCATCATCGGTCGACGTGTCGCAGGATGGTCGCGTCGATAATGGCATATCACAACTCTACATCGCCACAATAACACCAGAGGTATAACCAACATGGCCCGTCCGTTACTCGCAAAAGACGTCACACTGACGATCACTTTCACCGCTGCCGCTTTGACTGGCGACACGATTGCACTCCCGACCACGACTGCAACATCAGTGGTTTGTTTGGCAAAGTCCTTCTCGACCACAATCACACAGAACATGGTCAATGCGACAGCACTTTGCGCCGTCTACGAAGCATCTCTTCCAACCACACAGGCTGGTACGGTCAACATCGAGCTATACGTCGATAGTGTCCTGGGACCGCTCTTCGTATCTAAACTAGGTTTCGGCTGTGAGATTGATGTAGACTTGGATGGTGCTGGTTCCGTGGCTGGTGCAGTTGTGAAGTACTTCGGCATGGTCACAGAAGCAGGACTAAGTCTAACCCCAGAGGAGACACAGACTGAGACTGCGACCATCAAACTTGGTGTAAGCGGGATCACTGGTCTTTCAGGATCATAATGAGTCAATCAATCTTCGATAGTATTCCAAAGGCTGAAGGTCGACCGAATCACGTAGTCGACATCGAGCGCTTCATTGGAGCGCCAGGTTCAATCACATTCCGTGAGCCAAAGGCAGCGGACCTGTTTCCGCGACCTGAAGTCGAAAAAATGCTGAAGATTGCATATCCCGAGTTTCCAGCTCAGATGCTTCAAATCCTGATGATCATGGCGCGTTGTTATGTGATTCAGCCAGGTGATGGTGAAATCAATCCAGCGCGAAGGTTTGCACAGCTCGCTCGTGATCGCTCCGACATTTACCTCTATGTGGTCGGAGAGTTCGCGAAGGCATTCCCGATTGACATCGAGCAGGCTGTAGACGAAGTCCCAAACGACTAAGCGGGGTGGCGCAAAAGATTCTCTACAATTCTGTGAGACATCTTAAGCGTCATCCCCGTGAGACCGATTTGTCATTCGATGAGTTCGCCGAAGTCGCATGGGCTGGTGAAGTCTGGGAAAATCAAATCGTTGAAATTGTCAAGGCCGTCATGTCGGTCCTGGCTAAAAGGACACTCTAATGGCGCTTGGCATATTCGACATCATCTTTAAAGTTTCAGGCGCTGGTGATGCTGTCCAGTCACTCAAGAACATCAAGACCGAAGCAAAGTCGACAGCGGATTCTTTAGACAATACAAAAGTTTCTGCTGTCAATTTTGGCGGTCAGTTAAAAGGTTTGCTTGCAGGTGCAGCCGTTGCCGGTTTTGCTAAAGGCGCGATCGATGCAGCTGTGTCATTCGACTCAATGCAGCGCGCACTGGCGACGACTGTAGGTTCTACCGAAGAACTCAATGCACAGATGGATCGTCTGCGTAAAGTTGCACTTTCCCCAGGCATCGATCTCAAACAAACGGTCGCAGGTTTCATCAATTTGAAGGCTGCAAAGTTTACGACGAAGGAAGCAGAGGATGGTTTGCGAGGCATCGGTAATGCTGTCGCATCCGTCGGTGCACCAGCGGAAACTGTTGGTCGTGTCGTCACAGCCATCACACAGATGGCCAATGGACTACAGGTCAACCAGGAAGAACTTAACCAGTTACGTGAAGCACTGCCAAACTTCGGAATGATTCTCGAGCGGACGTTCGGAACAACGAACACCGAAAAAATCAAAAACATGGGATTGTCTGCGCGAGAAGCTGCAAAGCAGATCCTGGTCGGGTTTGGTAAAGGTCCACAGGCAACCGCTGGAATGCAAACAGCAATTGACAACCTTAACGACACCTTCCAGGCCCTAAGAGAGACAGTCGGAGAATTGCTTTTTAAGATGTTTCAAGGTTTTGGTCCTGCGTTGACAAGTGCAATGGAAACAGTGACGAAGGCCATCAGAGGAATAAGCGAGCAGGGTTCAGTACTAAACAAAGTTTTTCAGGTGTTCCTGGCATTTGGACTGGCTGCCGTTGTTGTTGATCTCGCTCTAAAGTTTGGCATTTTTATCGATGCTGTTATGAAGGCAATTGTGGCAGTTCGCGCTCTTGGAATGACAGGACTCATTGCCAAGGCCTTCATCTCACCTGAAGCGGCTATCGCGTCGGCTGTTGCCGCTGCTGGTCTGGCTGTTGGTGCTGCTCTTATCTTTGATCAAGTCATGAAGGGTATAAACACAAAGACTAAGATCGAAGGCACTGGCGGAGCAGCTGCGGGATTGACACCACCAACTGTGACAGACATCGGCAAAGCAGCAGGAACAGCTGCTGAAGCTTCTAAGTCTACTGAAGGCAAGGGTGGAGGCCTTATCAATACCATGGTCGACATCGCCGCATATGCGGCCAGGATGCAGGCAGCATTTGTCGACATGGCGAAGTCAATGGAAGGTCACCTATACGAGATCGCGAAGAACACCGGCAGCACTCGAGATCTGCTCGATCTGCGGAAGCAGACATTCGGTGGCGGGCGCCTGGGCGCAATCGGTGTGACAGCTGCGGAACTCAATGCAGGAAACAACCCGACGAACCAGGGTGGCGTCGGCATCATCCCACAGACACTCATCCCGGCATCGACGGACCTCGAGCGCGCGATGCGGAAGATGATGATCCAGCAAGGGCGACAGAACCTGGTCACTGAAATGAGACGTATCTAGATGGCAACAAACTGGCCGCTAAAGGTCGAGGTCGACTGTCCTGAACCACGTCCTGGTTTAGGGCGTGTGTGTGTTGGTGCCGACGGAACTTCATGGGACCGTGCAAACAGCACCGGTTGGTTTGACTCCGTGACAAATACCGCCATGCCAGCGCCATTGCCTGTCACTGAAGCATGGTCCAGCAATTACAGCGGACTCTATGCGAGAGTGCCACGAAGCGCCTACACGCTCGTGACGGGGTCTGTGTGGAAGCAGATGGAGATCAATGCGGCAGGTGATTATTACCTGACAGCGACGACGCTCGGCACTGCAAATGCGGAGTATGTCAAAACGACTGCGTCGTATGTTGCGAATCAAGGATGGTACATTTCCGCGTACGTCCCAAACTGGGTCGACAAATCATCACTGCCATTCCTTCGAGTGCAGTGGGGCTATGGATCCGCATCGACAGTGGAGATGGTTTTCCGTGGCGACGGCTCATGCATCGTCTACAAGGACGGCATCCAAAAAGGCGTATACGACCAGTCTGACACAAACAAGAATCCAGGTCGAGCTGTAACCACGGCCAGTGCTGTTGGTCAGCGTCAGGTCAGCCTGATGATCATCCCGCTGAAGCGTCGTGAGGTTTTGGTGACCTCGACCTTCGGTGCTAACTTCTGTCACACCTTCGAGGGGCTCAATGACGTCGAGGGAAACACTATCCTGCCGTCTGGAAGTTTCGCCTGGAAGGTTCCATATGGTCGACCGACAGTGCAGATCGCGCCTGTCGCATATGAGACGACCGGAATCTTTTACAGCAAAAACATCACGCTCCGATATCCTCCTCCGGTTGGTGCGACATTCGTCCCGCAGTTGTGGGGTGATGTCGTCGGAACATCCGCAGGAACTGTCACAACAGCCGTCGCTGTAACCGATGGTTTTTCTCCGTACACGCCAGATGGAATCATTCAGAATCTGCGAATCAAGGTGACCATCACAACTCCGAGTCCATACACGCAGACCTATGGTGTCTCCGCGGCAATGGCGAGCAGCACACCAGCTGCGACATCGACATACAATGGTCCAGTCGACATCACACAGTACATAGATGATCTGGTGCTGTCTGTCGATGAGACTTCGCGCACCACTCTTAAGATGAGCGCCAGGCGCCAGAAACTCCTCGATGCTGGAGTGGCACAGCCGCAGATCACAGGCGACCGTCCTATTCGTGTGGCCATCTCGAACAGTGCTGATCCGGCTGTATACACCGATATATTCAGAGGCACACTGGCGCCTCCGCAAATCCAGTATGAGCAGGGTGATACGAGTCTAAAGTTTAGTACGCTACAGTTTGAAGGTATGGACCGCTCGCGTGACTTTGAGCTGTATTACTTCCAGGACGGAATCCTATACGACGGCTACACCGCAGAAAACGCCATCGGTGACATGATGACGATGGCTGGCTATCCTCCGGCAACTTACCTGCTATATAACGACGCGCTCGGAATCAATATTTCTCGCAGTCCAGACATCGCTCGCGGGTATTCAAACTTCGTCCCTCAGCGTGGTGACACAATCGCTTCGATGATCGGAAAACTTAAAACAGACTACGCCGCGACCTTCATCACTGGATGGTCTCCGACATCGAGTGGCTACAAATACCAGTGGTCAAATCCGGCTGACTTGACATCGACCAGCGTCATGACTTTGTACCAAAGTGTCGCGGCAGCAGCTGCTGCTGGCGTCACTGGGGCTCTTCAACAGAAGCGCGTGGTCCGTAAGATGACTGGTCATTACGAGAGTCCAGAGTGCAATCAGATCACCGTCATTGGACAGGATCCGCGTAATGGCGATCTAATTTATTCCTACGATGCTGACGATGCGAGTCAGACTGCTGGCACCGCTCCAGCATCGAGGCCATACAACTGGAGAGGTAGACCTGTCCCATACATCCTAAGTGATCCGAGCATCACATCGAGTGCTGTGGCGTACCAGGCCATGCTTGCACTCAAAGACCGACTGATGACAGGTCGAATCCTGATTGAGTGGGAGAGTGACTTTCTGGTTCTGAGCACCACGAATAGACCTTTATGGGTTCGTGACGTGGTGACTATCATGCAACCTGATGGTGTGACCATCAAGGGTGTCTATCGCATCATCGCGATTCCGACGATCGAGTTCGTGGTCGAGGCTGGCGTGAAACAGTTCCGACGTGCTGTGTACCGGGGTTTATACCTGAATGATGGTGGCGAATAGTGGCGTACCTTGATGGCACACGGAGTGCGACAGCTGCATGCGACATCTCGCTGAGTTACAACATCCTTGTATATCCGATTGATCTTGTGCCGTTTGTTGCTCTAAAACTAGGTTATGTGGATGGCACTGTAGGAGGAGCATCAAGTCACACAGGCGCATTCAGTACTTGGACATGGTCTTGGACTAGCACACCTCACGCACCGAACTGGCAGTGGTTTATCTATCTCACGATGGTGTCCAATGACGGCTATGGTCATTCGACCACTGTCGTCAAAACGGTGGCCAGTGGCACAGAGAGTTTTGCCACTGAGTGGGTCGATGTCGCTGCAACACTTAGCGGATCATGGTCGTGTACGGTTGGCACAGACAAACTGTGGGGAATCTCTGAGGCATCATATTCGATCTCGACTGCGCCGACTGTATTCCCTCCTGCCACAACATACGAATGGTATGAGTTGTCCAGGTATGGAAGCACACCATCATGCACATTGACTATTGGTGGTACTGCATGTACGGCTACAGGCTCATATGCATCTGGTGCGCGTCAACGAATGACGTACATCTTTGGAGTCAGTTACGCTGGTATTTGTCAGGATGAAGCAACAGCATCGGCATCAGTTACAAATTACGTAGTCAATGGTTTGACGCCTTATGTCGCATCACAGAGTCACACTTACCTAGGTCAAAATACGACAAACTGGACTGTCTCGATGACTGCGGCCACGCTTGACAACATTATTGTAGACCTAAACACTTACGCCAGATTAGCCGCCACATGCAGCCTTATCGGTCGCACTCGAGCATGGTCGACATCCTATCCAGACAGCCTGACGTGTCGAATCACTGGGTTCGATAAAGAGACACTTGGTTATCGTGACGTCAGTGGAACCGGTTCAATATCTGCGTCTGACACTTTTTACCTTTATTCGACCGTCAGTGACATCACGAAGAATAGTTCAAGTGACAGCCTGACAACTGCTCTCGACAGTGTCCCGACCAGTGTGTCAACGGCCATCACTGGTGCATCACTTACAGCTGTCGGTGAGGCATCAACTGAGACCAGGTGCATGTTCCGAGGATTCCGCTTCAACGGCTGGTCACTCGCATATGCCACGACACGAAGCATCGCAGGAACGACAAACGACCGACTGTTCGCACCATACGAAGGCATGAGCGGATATCGCTACCTCGACATCCAGATCAAGGCGCAAAGCGGGACCTCAGTCGCTGGAACATTCGTCATCACTGACTACCATGGCAACACGAAGACATGGAACGTCACAGCTGCGACTACGTCGTATCAGACAGTGACCATCGACCTGTGCAGTCCGGATGCATGGTCAGTCTCCGCACTTCCACTCACCGATGGCAAGGACAATCCCTATCCGAGGAAGAATACGGCTAGCAGTTCGTACGCTGGCTCAGAGAGCGTCGACTCGGCGTATTGGGGTGTTACGTCATGCCAGCGTCTACGCATCGCTACAGGCGCGATTGACCTCGGCACCACGACGCTCAAGCAGGACACCGTCAACGGCTTCAGTAACAGTCACTATGTTCCATCTGGCCTCGGATACGAAAACGAACGCATCACACCGGCCATCGTCGCCGAAGTCGACACGACGACATACTACTATTCACGCCGCTTCTGGCAACAGGCGAATGATGGAAGGCACGAAGAAGAGAGCGACTATCGATGGCAAAAGACTGTCGGTGGCGCAACAGGCGTCACGACATACAGTGTCACACCGCTGACCATCGTGGACCTCGTTGGTCAAATCAACACGTCCGATGACAGCATCGTCCGGCATCCTGGCTGGACCGCGACGAACTCCGTGGCGTACCCGGGCAGTGGTACCTGTAGCGTCTCACAGCCGCCATTGAGAGACTGTTTCCTGAATGGTGGAACTGGTATCAGTACATGGCTATATGGCGGTGGAATCCTTGCAACACCGAACGCGACAACCGGGACAGACTTCGCGTATGGCTTCGAGATCGCGACCGGCACCATCACAGCACAGACTCTGTTCGACTCAATAAACGGTGACTTTCCTCCTGATCTGTATGACCCGTTCGATGTCAATGGTGGCACAGACAGTGCTTTGTATCTGCCATTCGGCTCCATCCTTCGAGGTCCAGCACACGGCATTGTCCTGGACACGTCCGGAGATCCTGCGACCAGCGGGACCGTGACGCTTCAACTCTCGAGCGACAGTTCTTCTCGAGGCACGGACTCGAGCTTCGACACGCTTGGCAATTATCAAACCGGCTCACCGTTCGGACTGGGTAAAGCGAATCATTCCATCGTCGAAGGAACAAACAGTGTCGGTGTCAATCCGATGTATTCGGCGAAGCGACAGCGCGCAGTGTTTCGCACAGAGGTGCTCGCAGGAAACTGCACAGCTGCTGATGTCAGCCCGGCACAGCAAGCGACGTATGGCGTCGTGACATCTGGTGGCGGTGTCAAGCTGTATCACGCCAGGGCGCACAACGGGACCAACTGGGATGAGGTCACAACGCCGATCACAGGCGCTGTTTGTCTTAGCCTGGCGTATCAGCGGAACAGCGGCGCCATGTCGCTCATCATAATCGTGGATGACACTGATGGCAGCGTCAAGCGATACCTCACAAGCGACGAAGGGAACACAGTCAGCGTGGCAACTACAATTGGAACCGGCACACATGGCACTGTCTGTGTGTCGCCGAATGGTATGGAATACATCTTCTTTCGCACATCGTCGAGCAACATTGACCGAGTAAAGCGTGACCCGATGGGTAACGTGATCACAGCTGCTTCTACCGTCGTGACAGGCAATGTCAGCGATGATGAGCTCGCGTGTTACTGGCGCCTCGGAGTGATTTACATAATCTACACGCACACCACGAATGGCATCACAATCGTGTCATCTGCGGATGATGCGGAGACCTTCTCTTAAAAAGGAAACGCCTCCAGAGGGGTGCTGGAGGCGTCAGGACTAGGAAACAGAAACGGTTGGACAATAGGAGTATACAACATGGATGAACGACGAATCGCACTACTGTCGACAGATCTGGCCATCGCGAATGTGGGCGTCCAGGAAGTCGGCGAGAACAGAGGCAAAGCAGTCGAAGCGTATCAAGCATCCTGCAAACCTCCGGTCCCTGCTGGTTCCCCCTGGTGCGCGGCACACGTCCGGTTCCGCCACAAGCAAGCAGCCACACAGCTCGGCATCACGTACGATGAGACTTTTCCAAGATCGGCATATTGTCCAGACTGGTCAAGGTGGTTCAAGGCAAATTCATTGTGGCTGCCCGTCCAGCACATCCGCGATGCTACGACCGCGAAGCGACCACGGCGTGGTGATCTGGCGCTGTTCTACTTCAGCGCTCTCTCACGCATCGCACACATCGGTATCGTGACTAAGGTCGAGGAGTGGGGTGTCTACACGGTCGAAGGTAACACGAGTCCGGAGCCAAGCGACGAACTGTCGGTCGAGCGTGATGGTGATGGGTTGTATGCGAAGAAACGAAACTGGAGCGAGTTCGGCAAGTTTGGCGGCTTCGGCTTCGTGAACTTCTGACAAACCAAAAACCATCTGTATACATGGGCTTCGTCCGGTAAACCGGGGCCATGCGACAGATGGTTTCTGTTTGGTTAGTTGTTCGTTCACCGATGTGGGAGCACCGGCGAGACTGTTATACATTTATCGCCAGACATGCACCACTTTTTGATCATGTGCTGGATTCTCTTCGATGCGGAAACAGACCACGCCATCGAGCGCAGGGTGAATGAAGATCAGCGCTCCATCCTGATTCAGGCGCTCTAGGATCTCGTGCTCAGTGGCCTTCAGGAGCCACAGGAGACCTTCCTTCTTTTCTTCTACTCGCTCAATTGCTGGTTGATTGTCAGCTGATTTTCTCGCCATAGTCGTTCGCGTTCGCGCTCCATATCTTGGTCAATGTGATGGTTTTTGTGACACCTGGCGCAGTAAGTTATGAGGTCACTCATCTCCTCTACGCTTAGGCGAACATAGGTATTATGGTGACAATGCAGGAAGTCAGTCGAACCGCATGACTGACAGGTGTTATTGTCACGGTCGAACACAGCTGCTGCGAGCTTTTTCCATCGTGCTGTTTTCAAATATCTTCGATAGTAAATGCTTCTTTGTTCGATGAGCTTCTGAGGATATTCAGACGACAATCGAAAGTATTCCGCACGTAACTCAGATCGTATGCGGTAGTAACCATTATCTGGATCGTATCGAACCTGAGCGCAAACATGTTCATCATCTGGTGGAACAACGCCAGCCAGCATTTTTAGTGCATCACGCTTTTTAATGGTGGCTGCTCGACGTCCACATGTCGTACATCGAACATAGTAATGGTCTCGACCGATACTGTCTATCTTTTGTGTCATGACAGTAGACTCATGCAGACATTCGTCGAATGTTGGATACACGGGTTTGTGTTCCTTCTCCCATGCTTCAAGGTATTCAGTCCAAGGAGGAAGGTCTGCATGCGGCATCATGTCAGAGAGCTTCAAGCCAGCGCCTCCATCGTGATTGGCAGATGTTCAAGCATGATGTTCTGGACGCTTTGCGCGATGTCTCGATGCTCGAGCTGCGTGTCCTGGCGTGTCCGCAGCTGCACATAATGGATCCATGAGCGGATGGTCCCGCTCATGTACATCGTGGTCGGAGTGCACATCGGCAGAACCATCCGAGCAGTTTCTGCAGACATGCCATGCGCGATGAGATCGCGATAGACGTCGGTCGCAAACTCGATTGATGACCCGACCAAATACAGGGCGTCCTGCTGCTCTTTGGTCAGTTCCTCAATCTTCGGTAGTGGGAGGCTTGATTGGCGATTGTGAGCGCCAGCGAGGCGCATCTCTGGGACCTCGATGTCCTCGACGACTGGCGCGTATCGTTGGGAGAACTCCTGGAAGGAGAACGACCGATGTCGGAGCAGCTGCGCCGCGATCGCTCTCGTGGTCTTGACCTCGATGCACATGCTGGCCATTTCAAATATTGACCAGTGACCGTGACCGACACAATATCGAAGCAGTCGAGTGACGTCAGGATTGTCCTGGTTCGCGGGGTTCGAGACCCTGGCGCAATACCCGATGACACTCTCGGCATCGGGCGTTATCCATACTAGTTTCGTCATGCGTTAGGGTCCTCTTCACCGATCACAAAGTGACTACCATTATGATAACCAGGTATCGGCTTCGGTGTTGGTGCGAGCTTCTTCAACGTCGTCTGCTGTGGCGGTCCTGGCTTGATCTGTGGCCGTGCCTGTTGCTGTTGTGCAGCTCCATTGCCATCGTCATCCTCATCGGATGCAAGCGACAGAAGCGCACTGAGGCTGTAGCGTCGACCATACGAGAGTGCTGACCCGAATCCGTGCGATGTCTGTTGCATCACAGGGACCTGCACGACACCAGCAATCCACTCACCTGAGCTGTGGATGACACGGCTCTCAACCATGATGCTGGTCGAATGTTCACCGTCGATGGTGTCCAGCACCGACTGCACAACGAACAGACCATGTTTAGCCATCACTGGTCGAACGACCTCCATGATGGCATCGAGCGAAGTGTACTTCGAGCGAAACGCAGGATTCGTCGAATCCTTCACGATAGGCCTGATTTCAGCCTGGGCCTTGACCAGCGCTGGTGCGATTGCACCGATTGTTTCCGACATTGTCATTTCAAACCCCCTATGTGTAATCCTGCCCTACTCAACGCATTTCGAAACGCGCTGGTCCAGTTGATGTTGCGCCGATCGATGATGGCGCCTGCCTGGCTGTAGGACCGCCATATGCTGACATCATTGACCACGGGGCTGATTGCCCGTGCGATCGCTGGCCATTCGTCCTGGCGCGTCTCGTACGCTTTACGCAGACAGTCAAGGACATGTGCAAGTGCTTCGTACTTCGTCGTGCGAATAGAACGTGCCCACTCGATTTGTTTCTCCGACCCGCTCATCACAATCGGATTCGGCTCGAGGAGTCGCTGTGTCAATGACCATGCGCGTTCGATTGCACGTTTGTTCTCACACGCGGCGCAAATCTGAAGCGTCGACGCCATCATGGCCATTTTGTACTTCAGGTCCCCCTGCGTATATCCAACCGTGATGTGTGCGGTATGGCCGCACTTCCATTTCAAATCAACCCGTTCCTGTGTCATCCTGTCCCCCTTAGTTGATTTCGTAGGTGTATGCATCACCTTGAACGATGATGATTGCAGTGGTGTCTGTCTTTGATTCGACAGACCAGCATGTGTCCTGAAACGCATTGAACATGATCAATGATTCCGCCCATGCAGCTGCTGTTGTCCATGTACCGGCTGGCGCTGTGTCGACGATGACGCCGTTCTCTGTAAGTGTTTGTTCCATTGTCTTTTTCCTTCGGTGTGGTGTCCGCCACATCAACATCCTAGCACGGGTTGACATACTGTGTCAACTGTGTGTATAACGATGGCATGATTTACGGACATACACAGGTGGATATCGCTGAGAAACTCGGCATCCACAAATCGGCAGTGTGTCGGATGCTCTCCGGCGCTTATGCTGTCAGACAGTCGACCGTCAAGCGCATCGCTGATGCAATCGGTCGCAGTGAATACGAAGTGCAGCTGTGGATCCTGTGCAAGCGTACAGGTCAGACTCTCCCAGAATAGACAGAATAGGACTAGGACAATGGACACAAGAAACATCAAACTTACATGCATCGAATGCCATCGCACGAACGCGGTGCCTTATGGTCGTGGAAATCGCATCTGTGACATATGCTCACAGCGTGAGCTCAAGCGCGAGCGCCGCCTCCGGACACAGCGCCGCATTCAGATGGTCGGCAGCTTCGTCCTGGTCGTTGGTGCTGTCTGGTTCTCGTGTCTGGTCGCATCCGACTGGAACACTCCGAACAGTCCGGATCACCGTGCACACCAGGCGATGCAGTCTCGTGACTGACGCCATCACAACCTGGTCACAGTATCGAGGTAGCAGACGCACGAGCACCACTGGACTCCTGACGCCCGAGGAGGAGTTCTTCTTGGGTCGAATGGTCCAGGCTGGCACTGACAAAGACAAAGACAAAGCGACTGCTGAGTTTGTCAATCACAACGTCCGCATGGTCAGCGCAATCGCCAAAAAGTTCAGGGGCCGTGGATGCGAACACGAGGACATGCTAACGGATGGCATGCTCGGACTACACCACGCGGTCCAGCGCTATGACCCGTCACTCGGTCATCGCTTCAGCACCTACGCGACCAACTGGGTCCGCCAGGCTATCGGTCGCGGCATCGAGAGCCGTGGTCGAGACATCAGGTTACCTAGCCACGCCATCGCGAAGCTGTCTCACATCAGAGTCTCGCGCCAGGAGTACATCGTCAAGCACGGTGAGACTCCGACACCGGCGGAACTGCTCGCGTACGTCCGAGAGGTCGTGCACACTTACCCGCGATATCTTCACAAGCAAATCGAATCACTTGACGTCAAGTCGTTAACAGAGATCCTTCAACACGATGTGAAGCTGGTGTCGAGTATCGATGAACCGAACGCCTATGGTCTAAGTCGCTACGACTTTCTCCCGTCGGGTGAAGCTCCAGTCGGTGATCACCTGGACAAAGAGATCCTCTACGCGCAGCTGCGAACTGTCATGGAGGTCCTGACTGACCGCGAGATCGCATGTCTCCGCCTTCGCTATGGGTTCGACGGTCTCTCTGACGGGCGCTCACTCGAGGACGTCGGAATCCTGATCGGCTACAGTCGCGAGCGCATCAGACAGATTCAGGTGCGCGCAATCGACAAACTTCGGGTGGCTGCTGGGGCTGATGTCCTGGCGGAGATATTTGAGAGGATGGAACTATGACAGAGTCGGAACAACAGATCGCGTTTTTCAACTGGTGTCGGGTGATGTCTGGAAGTGATCAGCGCCTGGGCACAATCTTCGCTGTGCCGAATGGCGGCTATCGAAGCAAGGCCACAGGTGGCCGCATGAAGTCCGAAGGACTCAAGGCCGGCGTCTGGGACATCTTCATTCCGATCCAGATGGGACAGCACTGTGGGATGTGGATTGAAATGAAGGCTGGCAAGAACAAACTAACACCAGGACAGATCGCGTTCCGCGAGTCTGTTGGTGATGCTTACCTGTGGTTCGTTGCATATTCCTGGGACGAAGCAGTCGAGGCGACGTGTCGATATCTAGGCATCGCCAGTGGCATCAAGTAACAGCTGTTGATTGATCTCATCGGCGAGCTCGATGCTGTGCATCTCACAGATCAGATACCAGACAGCCTTCAGCAAATCGTCGGTCTTATCTTCGCCAGGTTTAGAACCTGCTCGTAAAAGGTATTTGAGAGCATTGCCACGCTTGAAGTCGAGACCATACATCTCGATGATTTCGATGGGCTGAACAGTTCGTGTG